CGCCGCCGACTCCGCCGACATCGCCGCCGACTCCGCCGCCGACTCCGCCGACCACGCCGCCGACCTCGCCGCCGACCTCGCCGCCGACCACGCCGCCGACCTCGCCGCCGCCGACTCCAAGCGTCCGCATTTTATAGCCGACTCGTGCAACGCGAGGACACCGCGCACAGCGGACACAACCCGTGTCTTGAGCGTCTCATCCAGTGTAAGGGTGAGCACGCGATCAATGTTCTCGCGGAGCAGGAAAGCGCAGAATTTCCATTTGACAGGCTCCAGCCTCACCCCAACCGGAATCGATTCAAGGAACTCCAGCGGGAACGTCTTTGCCTCGCCATTTGACAGGTTCTCGAAAATCGTGTCCTCCAAGTGCGCGAGCCATTCAGGGACACCAAGATCGGTCTCGTAGCGGTCGTGCTGGCTGGAATGGATGGTGCAACCAACGGCGCATCCCTTGCCGTTCTCCCAGTATTGACCATGGACAATCTCGTCCGCGTCAGCGTGCGCGCGGATGCGATCAAGATATATCTCCTTTATGGCCGAATCGCCGTGGAAGGAGAGCAGGGCACTCATGCCGCACCTCCCGTCAATTCCAGCGGCCTAGCTTCCCGCGCTGGTCTCACGTTGACCTTGGTGATCGGCCTTGCCACGACTCCGGCCACTTTACCCTCTCGGCGCTTCAGCAGTTCCTTCAAGGCCACGGTGTTGACTTCCATCTTCACGCAATGAGGCGCGGTGGCGTAAAGGGCGTGCAAGTCCACTTCAACGATCTCCCAGTCCTCCCTTGCGCTCTGGCCCTTTGGCAATTCGATGGGTGTAGGCGCTGGCACTGACGCTGCAAAGCGGTCGTATTTCTCGATAACCGCCTCGCGCTGTTCATGCGTTGTTGCCGCGGCAGCTTCGGCGCGTTTCTGGCGCTCCAACTCGTCGATGTCCTTGCGCCGGGCAAGCTCCTCGTCGCGTTTCTTTGCTTCCAGAAGTGCGGCGTAATCTCCCATCAGCTTGCCGACGCGTGAAATTTCCACCGTGAGGGGGCTGATGAAGTCTGACGCCTTGCTGTCTATCTCGCGGCACTCCTGGAGAGCTGGCTTCTTGGCCTCGACGCGTGCAGACTCAAAGAGCTTCTCGATTCGGCGCTGCTCGGCCACGGCTGCTACGGCTGCCTCGTTCTGCTCCGGCGTTTCGATCGCGCTGACCAGAGCGGATAGCGCCATGGCGTCATCTCGCAGCGTCATGGCGGCACTGGTATAGGCAAGTGAGCGTGCGGCCAAATCCAACGTGATTAGGGGCTGTGTGCTCATGACGGGTTAGCTCCTTCCATGACTGATGGATTAACCACCCCGCGGCAAGCGTTGACGCAATCGCAAATCCGCTTCGCCCATTCTTCGGCGTATTTACTATCGCAATCGTCGGTATCCACCTCGATGCGCAACTCCTCCCATGTGTCGTCGTTGTCCGACTCTCCGATGAAGAGCCTCTTTCCGTCGTCGGTTTTGCCAGTGATTTCTAGCTTTCCGTTGAGGATCTTGGGATTCACTTGCCCACCTCCTTCTTAAGCGCAGCCAGCATGCCATTTTGAGCGCGAGTCAGCCGAACCGCGACGGCATCCGAAACGAGATCGAACGACGGCAGTTCCGCGTCCTTGATGTGCTTCTCCTTCGCGGCCCAAGCGCGCCATTCCTCGAATGTGTAACCCGCGGCATGGACGATCGCCGCCAGTTGGTCCTGCGCGTTGTTGGTCGGCGGTGCCTTCTCTTGTGTCGCGGGCGCAAGGCCAGCGGCGGCTTCGGCTGCCTCGTCGTCTTCGCTCTGGCCGGTGCCGGTGGTGCCTGTGCGTGCCTTGGGCTTGCCGGTTGTTTCAACCAGGCCCCGGGCCGTCTGCGTAAGATCGGCGATTTCCGACAGGGTTGGAGGGGGCGTTTCTCCCGCCAGATACATGCCGCCGCACTGAGTCGGGAACGCTGAGCGCAACGCGTCAGCCTCCGCGCATTTACAGATCATGCCGGCTGGGTCTTTCTTCCATTCGGCAAACCCCTTATTGAAGCGCTCCATCCTCAACCGGCGATGCACGGGGATCTCGCGCTCCTTCACCTTGACTGTAGCCCATCCGCCCACGGGGTCCTGGCCCTGGACGTAAAAGTCACCACGTTGCAGGCGCCACTGGTTGTTGCCGATTCGCAGAATCAAACCGGGGTCCATGCGTGTACCGTCCACCGGCTCGGGCGTCTCGTCGGGACCAAGCTCTGGCACCTGTTCGCGCACGATTATCCCGCTATCCATTCCAAGAAAGCCGGGATACAGCTCGGAGCGCTTCAGGAACGCCTGATGCGCCGTGATGAGTGAAAACGTCGGGCCGTCCTCGCTGTCGTAGCCAATCAAGAACGCGTCACCCTCGAACGGATTAAGTCGGCGCGCCTGGCACATCATGAGGAACTTCGTTGCCTCCGCGCGCGAGCAGGTGAATCCGCGCTTGGTTTTGACCGCGAGGAGATTCTGAATGATGACAACGCTTAACTTGATGACATCCGTGCTACCCACGGGCGTGAATTGGATCGGCTTCTCGTCGGTGTTGACCACCGCCGGGCCAGCATGGGTTGCCAGTGCTGTGCTCACTTGTCACCGCCTTTCTGGGCGATCGGCAGTTCGGTTTGCAGATCCTCGGGCCGCATCTCTTCCACAATGCCGCCGTAAGCTTGGCAGCCTTCCTCCCAATCAATCTGGGACCACTTGCCCACGCGATCGAGCAGGCCATTGTCCGCGGCTACCTGCGGAAACCACACGCGTCTCCGGCGCTTCACGTCGATAAACAGAACGTGCGGCATGGCGCGGAATTCAAAGCCACTCGTTAGCGCCGATGCGCACCGATTAATCAGAGCCTGCGCTGCGGTTTGCCTGGATTTATACTGCGCTTTAACTTGCTCAAACTCGCTCTCGATTGCGCACAACTCGTTTACTTGGCGTGCCATCTCTTCGCCAAGGTTCTGGCGCTCGGATGGCGTGTAACTGTGTTTGATGCTCTTGAGAGCCTTTTTCGGCTCTGTCCGAGTTGGTGCCGGTGGTGCCGGTGGTGCTGATTCAGTTTCGGCGGTGTTGGTTTTCATTGACTCGATGGGTTAGGAACAGAAAGCGCGCCTGATGCTGCCGCAAGGGACCGCTACTTGGGGTCACGCGTAACCCCTGGCCGTCAGGCGCGGCCCGATTTTGGCTTGGTATGGGGAATGGAAATGTAAGTGCCCCGGCAGATGCGTTCCTCTCGCACGCAGAGCCCCGGGGCGGTTTCACAATGCGGCTCTTTTCCAGGCCGCGCGGAATGTGTCGACGGGATGAAAGGGCGACGGCGCCGGCCACCACGATGAAGGCCGCCCAAATGGCACAGAGGATGAGCACGAGAGTCATAGCGCCTCGTCGAGCTTCTCCAGTTCCTCAATCTTCCAATCCGGCAGGTCAACGATGTGCGTGCCGTCCGGGTTCTTGCTCGTGTGGCGCACGATGCTCCTTGGAATCCACGCCTCCTTCCCGTCTGGCCATCGGTAAAGGCGCGCAAGCTCGGTTTCGCGCACGAAGTGCAATGTCATTTTCATTCGGCTCCGGCTCCTTTCGGGTGGCGCATTTCCCTCTTAATTGCGGATGTTGCCGCCGCTGCCTCTGCTGGCGTGGGCGGTGCTTCGTGTGGCAATTCCCGCTCGGCCAGTCTGCTGACATAAGCGGCCAGAACATTCAGCTGATGCCTGGCGCTCAATATCCTCTTTGCTGCGTAGTTGAAGCGTCCGTCCGCAACCCAGTGAGCCACGGCTAACGCCTCATCGCTGAACGCCGTTGCCCGGTATCGTGCAAGGTCGATCATTTCCGAGTGTGAGACAGTGGCCAATGGATTTTCGAGTTGGACGGCTGGTTCACTCATGCCGCCTCGATTCCCCTCTCCTCCATGATTGCGAGGACATGGGCCACCAGCTGGCGGGCTTGGAGCCCTCCTGGCATCGCAAGCACGGCGGCCTGTGCGTGGTGCGGCAGTCCCGCCAGCTGACGGCTGTACTCATCCATGAAAAGTTGCATGGCGTCGTTTTCGACGCGTCCACTAGCGCCACACCGGAGGCACTTGATCATTCGCACAACGTCGCGCTCCTCGACCGGCACCCATAGCGGCACGAAGGTTTCGGGCACTTGTCCGACCGAACCGCAGTCCGGGCAATCCCGCGTCATGAGATGGTCTGCGTTCATTTGCGTTTGCCTTTGGGTTTTTGGTGGCGGATTTCATTTGACCCGGCGTTTTTGAATGCCGCAGACCCATGGACTCGGCAGGCCAGTTCAAAGTCCGCACGGCGCTGCCGCTTGGTGTTCTTGTGGTGCCCCCGTTTCACTGCTGGTTCCTCCAGAGCCGAATTAGAACGACGACACAGACCGCCGAGAGTATGGCGATAATGACGGTGGCGAGGGTCATACGCTCGGGCGTGGTTTCGGATTCCTTGGGCAAGGACCAAATGGATCCACTGGCCCGCCGGAACTCCAATAAGTCATCCAGCAGCCGCACGGACAATCGCGCTCGCCTCTGTCGTAGGCGTGCTTGATGGCGTAGGCGTGAGGACCAAACTCCCGACTGCTAAGCTTTGGTGCCGTCTTGGTCTGACCGCTTTCGATCCATGTGGCCATTCTGACATTGGAGCGAGGCTGCCCTTTTTGGGCTGGCGTCAGCTTATGGGGCCGACTGGCCGCCTCGCGTGAAAGTGGGGTTGGCATGTTAGGCGGCAACAGATTTGCGGCGATCTGATAGGAATGCGCGTAGCGCCTCGTTCGCGAGTCTGTTTACGCTCCTGAATTCGCCACCGCGTCGCATGGCTTTCTGGATAAGTTTAGCAACGTCCTTCTCCGGTCTCACACCGAACGGCTTTCCATAGTCTTTAGCCATCGCATCCATGACGTGTGCACTTGTGCACGAGTATACATCGGCAGTCAACTAAAAATCTTCAGTCCGTTCTTGCAAGTTGTGCACAAAAGTGCATTGTCTCCGCGTAAACATTGAGACTTATGAAAAAGAACTCCGGACACAAAAGTGATAAAACAGTCACCTTCCGTCTCGAAAAGAAGTGGGAGACGCCATGGAATGCCGCGCTTCAGTCGACCGGGTTACGCAAAAGCGAGCTTGCAAGGGAGGTGTTTATGGAGGGATTTCAGCGAGCCGTTAACAAATCGCTGAAGAAAACAGAGAAAAAATTGGAGCGAGCGAAGGGATTCGAACCCTCGACATTCACCTTGGCAACGTGGGGTCCGGCGCGGCTTTGCGCTGGTTACTAAAGGATTACTCGGATTTTGCCGATAACCTGCCAACAAATGGAAAATGCGGCCTCGTTGGGCGAAGTGTTCAGCCAATGCATGCGCGTGAAGGAGTCGTCAAACCTTCGCCCGTGCTACGTCAGAGAATTGCGGCGCGTCCTTGAACAGTTTTGTGATGGCAGAGAGGAGAAGCCGATCAAATCGGTGACCGTGGCCGATGTTGCTGACTGGATTGACGCCAACGCCAGGCAGCCGGGCACGCGCGCGACCCTGATAACACGACTTTCGGCACTCTTCTCTTTTGCGTTCCGTCGGTCCCACATCGACAGCAACCCCGTCGACCGAATAGACCGCGTCCGCCTCGATCGCTGCCCGCCAAAAATCCTCACACCCAAACAGGCATCGGATTTAATCGACGCCACCGCCAAGCATTCGCCGGAGTTGATTGCCTACGTTAGCCTCGGTCTTTACTGCGGCGTGCGTCCCGCAGAACTGAAGCGCCTCGACTGGGCGTGCATCGATTTGACTCGCGGCATGGTGCGCGTTGATGCCGCAGCCAGCAAGGTACGGCGTCGCCGGCTCATTCAGGCACAGCCGATCGCGGTGCAATGGTTGGCACAAGCGCCGAAACGTCAGGGAGTCGTTGCGCCAAAGTCCCACGTCCGGCCACGGCGCCGAATCGAGAGGGCGCTTGGCTGGGAGGCTTGGCCCCATGACCTGCTGCGCCACACCGCAGCTAGTTATCTGCTCGCGCTTCACAATGACGCCGGCAAGGTGGCGATGATGCTGGGGAACTCGCCGGGCATTCTGCTCACGCACTATCAAGAGCTTGTCTCCCCTGACGACTGTCGGCGGTTCTGGGAGATTCGTCCTTGACGGGTACGGCCGGAACGTTAGAAGCGCGGGGTGGAAACCCTTGCGGTTATTGCGGTGATTGCGCTTGGCGCTCTTTCGTTCTTTGGCCACGTCCGGCTTGGTCTGCAGATCTTCGGGGATTGGTTCCCCGTGGCGTTCGCTCCATGGTTGGCGATCCTTGTTGGCCTTTGGGCCATCGTGCTCGACCGCAGGAAACGCTAACGCGCCGCCTCCGCCATCTCCCGCATCATCTGGTAAGCCGCGCGCGCCAGTTCCCGCCGCTTCTCACGGGCCCGCACGTAGGCCGCCCGCTGTTCCTGGGAAAGCCCGCGCAGAAACTCTCCCTCTCGCCGTATCTGTCCAGTGTAAGGCGCCCTGAGCCAGCGCGTCAGATGTTCTGCCACCTGCTTGCGTGTCTTCTTGGTTAGCAACTCCTCCATGGCTTGGCGGGCGTCGCGCTGGTTGCCGATGCGTAGGGCCTTCATCAGCTCGTCATAATCGCCGGCAAAATACTCAGGCGAGGGCGCAACGTCGTGCTCGGCGTTGAACGTGCGGGCAAGATTTCTGATTCGCTGCTCGTCCGACGGTGCCTGGTCGGTCTTGATTCCGAAGGTCGACATCGCCTGTTTCTGGAACTGGCCTGGAAATTTCTCCGACGGCTCGCCCGTGGCAATCTGTTGTGCCGCCGCACCGATGCTCGATGCTGGAATGGGCAGCGGGATAAGGGCGTTGCCCATGGCGGGCAGAACCTCGCCCGGTTTGAGCGAGCGGCCAAGCGGATCCTTGCGCGTGGCGAGAGTCATGAGCGCGCGCGCTGGACTACTCAGGCGGGAGTTGATGATGCGCCAAGTCGCGTCCGCGCTGTCTTTGCTCCGGTGGAGTTGCGTTTCAATTAAGTGGGTGTACTCAGCCGGCAGCGCCAGGGGATTGAGGAAGAACCCCGGGCCGTTGCCAACCACGTCGGGGATCCACGCGGAGATCTTCGCCGGCCAACCTTCTTCTTCGTTCTCCCACGTCGGTTTTCCGCGGAATGCGTAGTTGAGAATCTGATTGGCCAGAAACGTACCCAGTGCCAACCCGCCGGCGGAGCGCAGCAACGTGCCCATGACCAGCCGCCGCTGTTGGAAGCTGTCGATCGGCGCTCTGAATGCCTGTTTGATGGCGCCAATCTCGGAGCGAATCAGGCTCTCATTCCATTGCGGCGCAAGCCACGCCAGGCGCGCCAAGTCCTGGCCCGTTTTGCTCTTGAACACGCCTTGCCGTCCGAGGTTACCGAAGCGGGCATTGAGATCCCGGGTGACGTGACGGGCGATCTCGCGTTCCGAGCGGTTGGGGAACTGCGTCCGGGTGCGCTCGAACTCAATCAGCCACGCCTCAGTCATCGCGCCCCGCTGGAACTGCCCGAAAAGCCATTCGTTGAAATGGCCGATCCCGGGAATTTTGTGAACCCAATCGGAAGCGACATTGTCCAGCACCTGCCCAATGTTGAATCCCGTTTCCACGGCCAAATCCAGCCGGCGCCGGTTCTCAACCAACTCGTCCGCCCAGTCGGCGGGAATTTCCCCCTTGCGCGCCATGTCGCGGATGTCGCCCGCCGTGAAATCCAGTAGCGTCTGTCCCTTGCGGTATGTCGGCTTGCCCGTCAGCGCCGTCTTCCAAATGGCCAAGCGCCCGAGGTGGAACGTATCGAACATCAGCAGCATGGACTTCGAGAATCCAAACGTCTTTTTGAGCGCGCGGCGCCCTTCGCTGCCTTCCAGCCAGCTTTTTGAAGTCAAGTCGGTCAGCAGGCCGGCGTAACCCTTCTTGATCGCGATCTCAACGTCGCCCAACCGGAAAACCTCATAACCAGGCGGCGCCTTGGTCACCCATTCGGGCGTCCCGGATTGTTCCCACTGGCCGGCAGCTTCCTCTGGCGCCTCCGATCCCGGTTGCTGGCGCCGCTGGCCCGGCCGTTGGCGCGGGGTGCGGATAACGTCGACGGCAATCGGCTCCCCTGTGGCCGGGTCTTCCATGCGCCGCATCACCTGCAGCCAGTTCAGTTCATTGAGCTTGCGTTGCCCGTCGCCAACGCGGGCCGCCAAAAGCTCGATCGCACTCAGGGTGTGCGGGGTGCCACCGCTGGCCAACCCCTCGGCGTAGCTTGGAACCTCGCGCGGCCTGCGAAACGGCGTCGGTGCCCCGGACGGGCGGGTCGGGTCGACGCCCCCGCCGCCCTCTGGCGACTGCTTCCATCGGTGATACACATACCCGCCTTGCCATTCGTTGGAGTTGACCCCGGCGGCAAGCTCCGCCTCGCGCTCGGCGGTGGTGATGCGCTCGTAAACCTCCCGGGCATCCTGCATCCGCTCCCAGTGACTGGCGGCATACTCCAGGGCTTTGAGCGCACGCCGCCCCCACTTGGTGTTGCCGAAGTCGCTGTCCGCAATCAGCGTGTGCCACTCGCCCAGCTTGCCAAGATCCCCGCCGGACTCGATGGCGAATGTCAGCGCATATTCCCGCAGGGAATTCTTGCTGCGCGCCCCGGTCCCAAACGACCGATTGAGAATCAGCCGGACGTGGTTGGCCGCCTCGTTGGCCGCCAGGGCGGCGCGGTTGTCCGCGGCATCGCGTTTGTAGGTGATTTCCCCACGGGCTTCGCGACGGGTCCAAAATTCGCTTAGTCCCTGTCTGGCCCGCGTCAGGTCGCTGAACAGGTCCGACAACCGGCCCGACGGCAAGCGCTCGGACCCGGTGAACGGCGCCATGGGCCGCGGGCGGGGCGCTGGCGTTGCTGGTTCGGGCGGCTCGGCGATAGGCTGGCCGGCTGGCTCCTCTGCTGGTTCCCGCCTCGGAATGCCTCCCCGAGGCTGGCGTGCGGAGTGCATCGCCTCATCCATCAGAGCGTCAATCTCGATAAAGCGGCGCATCACGTTTTCCGGGATTTCCTGGCCGCTCTCACGCATGCCTCGGATGCGTTCGCGCAGTTGCCGTCCCTCGTTTGCCAGCTCGCTCATGCGCTCTTCGGAGGCTTGCCCGGGAAGCTCGGGCACCCGCGCCTCGTCGGGCGCGTTGCGCACCATCCAATTGCGAATCCCGTCCTCGTCGATGCCGCCCTTTTGCCGTTCCCGCAACCACTCCAGGCCAGATTCCACGGCGTCCACGAGGGTCTTTCCTGCCCGGTAGGCCAGCCGAACCACATCAATGAAGCCGTTCCAAAGCTCAGGCAGGACGCCAAAGGCGTGAAGCGTCCCCTTGGTGTCGACCTTGAGCGACTCCAGGAAGCTGTCAACACCCTGCCCCTGTTGATCTTTTAGCGCAGCGCGAAGTTTTTTGATTTGAGCGGCTGATGCCTGGTCGCCAGTGGCGAAATCCGTTACCAGTTCCAAAAGTGGGCGCCCGCTCTGGTCTGCCTTGGCAAAGTCAACAAACCGCTGGGCCATGTCATCCAGTTCGTAATTGCGCCTCCCTGTCTCTCGCGCAGGGGAGAAACTATCGAGATTGCCCACCAAGTCCTCATAGAGCGCATTCCAATCCATTGTGGGTTTGGCTGGCTTCTGGCTGAAGATATCCTGCTGATTCTTGGCCTCGAACTCCTTGCGCTCCGCCTCGGATTTGTCGCGGGCCCTGGCTTCCGCGCTCGCCCGGTCCCCGTCGCCGGTGCGCTCGCCGTAAAGGTTGAATTCAACGTCACCGCTGCCGAGTAGATCGCCCTGTTTCTGGCCGGCCTTGATCGTTGGCGCTGTCGGTGGCGGCGCTGGTTCCTGTGGCCTGGGTGCGGTTTCGGGTCGTGGGGCGGGCGGCGGCTCCTCATCCGGCACGAAGGAAAGCGCCTTCTCCCGCGCCTGCCGGTTACGCCGCATCGTCCCATCATCGACGTGGATAACGTCGCGGCCTTCGATGGTTTGCACCCCGAATTTTGGCCCATCCTCCACCGTGACCGACAGCAAGCGCCCGTCCTCGTCAATCTCAAGGCCCGTGACCTTGAACGATTGATCGCGAACCTTGAAGCGGTCGCCGACCACGAGGGAATCGACCGGAACACGCGCCACGCCAGTGCGGTCAGACTTCGGACGCTCCCCCTCGAACGCCGACGCCTCGAATTGCTGGCGGGCCCGCCCGACGCTGGCCGCCTGGGCGGCTTCAGTGTCGAGTTGCTGACGTTCCGCCCTGGCTTGCTCACGGCTGGCCTTCCTGGCGTTTGCCGCGGCGTTGATGGCATCTCCGAACGCGTCCATTGGCGTGTCAATGTCCACCCCAAGGCGCCCGCCCTGCTGCGTTATGGCGTTGAGTGCCGAATCGGCTGGGATGCCGTCACGGCGGAAAAGCTCGCGGGCCGCGCCGACCGGGCGCCAGTCTGGGTTTGCCTCGCGGATTAGCGTTGGATCAATCTTGCCGACGTTGCCGAGCAACTCGTCGATGATATCGTGGGGTCGCTCCTCCGTGCGTGTTCTACGTGGAACAGAAGCCGGCGCCGACTGCGGCGGGCGTTCCTCACGCTCCGCTGGAATTTCAGAGCCTGTTCGCTCATTTCCCGGGACGGCTTCACCCTTGCCGGGTCCAGTGATAGTTTCGGCGGCAGTCGGTGCCGGCGGACGTTCTTCTGCCACCGCGGGCGCCGGCTGTCGAGCCTGTTCGACTTGGCGATCTTGCGGGGGTCCGGCGGGGGTATTCTCCTCTGGCCGTAATTGGTTCCCGCGTAACGCGGCCTGCAGGTCCGCCAGCATTGAGGGGGAGACACTCACCGGACGCTCGGCGGCCGTATCCGGCCGGAAATCCACAATGTTGCCAGCCTCGCCGACGTCGGCCCGGCGGTCGGCAACGCGGTTGAGTGCATCGACAATCTCCGCCTCGTTGGTGCTCTCGCTGAGCATCTCCGCGCCGCGTTCCGTGGCAAGCTCGTGCGGGGTCTTTGGCTTTGTCGCCGCGTGCTTCGCCGTAGCGCCAGTCAAGGTGCCAGTGGAAACAAGGTCGCCGATGGCCTTGCTGATGCCTTGGGTGTCGTTCCGCGCAACGGCGCTCTTGAGAGCCGCGACGAGGTCAGGGAAATGGCTGGCCATGTCGGCACTGAACAAGCCCGAGACAATGCGCCCAATGGTCTTTGGCAGCGCGGCGGTGCCGAGTGTGGCGATGTTGAATGGCGTGGTGAGGCTCTCGCCGGTGCCAAGTGCGCTTTCCTCCACGCCTGCCAGCACCTTCGCCAGCGTGTCCGGCTCGGCGTTCCGTGTCAGGACGGCTTCCGACTCCGCTTCGGTCAGTTCAGGAGAGGCGCTGGAAATGGCCTGCAGCGCGTCCTGAATTGTCTGGGCGGACGGCGCCAGGCGCGAGAGAGGGACAATCGGCTTGTTCAGCGCCTGCCACGCGTGAGAGGCGACGCGCGGGCCTCGCAGGATGGTGCGCAACTCCCGCGGGGTCTCAAGCTGCTGGTCTAAGTCGAGGCCGATGTCGCTGGGACGGCTGCCGTCTCCGATGCTGGGTGGGGCGGGGGCGGGTCCGATTGGCGCCACTGGCCAGCGTCCCATCGTCGCCGGCAACTGGGCGCGCCGTTGGTCGATGGCTCGGGAATCGGAGGAATCGGGAACGAATCCAAGGCCATCGGAAACGTCATCAGCCACGAAACCAAGATCCGAACCGCCCGAATCGTCGGCAACAAAATCGAGGTCAATGTCAGCGCTTGGCATTTCATCGCTCCCCTAAAGCTTCGTCCTCCACCTCGGCCAGCTTGAATCCTTTCGCCAGTGCCGCGTTCAGCTTTGCCCGTGGGATGGTTCCGGTCTTGCCCTCGGGCGAAATCACCCGCACACGGTCCCCCGCGGGCGCTGCGGCGGCGGACGGTGGATTGACTGGCGTCGGCTGCGCACTGGGCGCCGGGCCCGGTGTCTTGCCCTTGCCCTGAAGCTCCTCGATCTTGGACTGGGCACGGCGGATGCGCGCCTCCCGTCCTTCTCCAAAGCCCATAAATCCGGTTGTCTCGTCACCGCTGCCGATCTTGGAAGCTTCGCCCTCGATTTGCTTCTGCAGCGCCTTAATCCTCGCGGCTGTAACCGGATCGCCTTCGGTCTTTGGTGCCGCCCGCTTCTGTAATAATTGATCGAGTTCGTCTTCGTTTAGATCCTGGGTGATCCTCTCCTTCATCTGCCCGGGGTTAAGCGGATCTTCCTCAATGGTGCGCTTGGCCCTAGCTCTGTCGGCGTCCATGATGGTGTTGCCGTAAACGGTATAATTGCGCTTGGTGGCGGGATTCTGCCAGGCCCTCGGCTCCGTCCCCGCGGCCTTGGGCGGCAACTTGAACAGCTTGACCCCCACGCCAGCTTGCCCGAACCGCTTGGAAAACTCTCCTTCCATGGCCTTTAGAGCGTCATCAGTCAGCATTCCGTTCTGTCCCATCTCCGAGAAGATTTTGAACATGGCTTCATTGCGGCGGTCGGCGTTGCTCTCCTGCTGCGCCCGCTTGATCTCGGATTGGTAATCTTCGAGGGCCTTGTGATGGCGTGCGGTCTCGGCGGATTGGCCTTGCCGGTAAAGTTGGGACTCGGCTTGGTCGGCCTTGCGCATCCCCAGTTCCTCGCGCTCCAGCTCGGCGCGGACGGCGTCGCGTTTCTCCTGCTGTTTCATGGCCCGGTTGCGCTGGAACGTTCCCGCCAAGTCGGACATGGCATCATCGAGTAAACGCATTTCGTTGACTGTTGGCATAACGATTTATCCTCTGGCCGCGCCATAGGCCTGTACGCCCCGGGTAAGGGCCGCCAGGCCGGCAAACCAGCCGTTGACGTTGTTGGCGGCGTTTTGCGCGCCCATATTGGCCTGTTGAACCGCCGCATTCTGGCCGATGGCCAAACTGTTGGGATTGCTCTGCGGCAACGCCTGCCCGCGGACAATGGGCGTTGCGCCCTGCTGGCCGCCGGACAAGTTGCCGAACTGCGCCTGCGGAGTGCGTCCGCCAAGGAAGCTGGACATGTTGGCCATGGATTGCTGGCGTCGACGGTAATCAACGTCCTCGGGCGTCGCGCCGCTGGACAGATACGACATGGCCTGTTGCACGCGCTTGTTGAGCCGCCGTTGCCCCTGTTCCCCGGTCGCCATCTCCTCGCCGATGTCCTGGCCGGTAACGGTTCCGCCCGTGCCACCCTCGCCCCGGCGGGCCAGCACCTGCGCAACAGCGGCGTCTACGTCGCCGGTGGTTCCCTTGCCCCTCTGCAATTCCTCGATCATCTGGGAATCAAGCAAATCCGCCACGGGCCGCTGAGCCTGACCGCGCTCGTCCTCGATGCGGTTGATCTCGCTGGCCAACAGTCGGCGGGCCTCTGCGCCCTCCGGGTCCGAAGCTTCCTGCTGCTCCCGGGCAATCTCGGCGAATTTCTTCCCGTATTTGCGTTCCAGAGCGATTTGATTCTCCGCCATCTGCCGGGCGATGCGCGCCTGCACCTCGGCATCTCCGAAGCCGGTAAAGTCGGCGTGCCGCGTCTCGGGCGCCGCGCCCGTTCTGATGCGTATGGTGTCGGTCGGCAGCCGTGATGGTTGCCCCTGGCGATTGGTCCGGGTCAGTTGGTTGTAACGTTGGCGGGTGATGTCGCCATCGGCTAAAGCCTGTTCGATCGTTTTCTCGGCGTAAGTGGGGATCGTCCGCCCGGTGGCGTAATCCACCGGAATGCCCAGGCGCGCGGCCATGTCCACCTGACGACGCCCCGGCAGGGTCTGGAGGTCGGCGCGCACGGTGCGCCGGCTGGACCGCGCTGGATCGGGGAAGTCCGGAGCAGTTGCGGCCGCCATTCCTGCACTGATCGCAGCACCCGCCAGGGCTGTAATAAGTGCGCCAGTTATTGCACCCATGCCTTTATCCTTTCCACGTTGTGGCCCGCATGTGCAATCGGACCTTGTACCACGTTAACCCGCATCCGGCACAACGCTTGCGCACGCGCCGAATCGAAGCCGGTGTCCGGGCGGCACCAATCCCAAATCGACCGAAGCGCATCCATGCTATCGAGGTCCGCGAAGTCAACAACCAGGCACCGCGGATTGTCTGTCAGGAGGCGCGCTGCGTCCTCATACATTCGGAACAGGACATCCCGCGCCTCATCGCAAAGCGGCAGCACGCGCCACGGGCCAGAGGCGCAGAATGCACGAAGCGATTCCCAAGCCTCCTGCGGGTCGCGGCGAACGAGCACCCAAGGCGACTCCATGAATCGCTCACCGACATCGACAACGGCGCTAAGCAGCCCAGAGTCTGAATCCCCGGCGATTCCTTGCGCGCACATCAGCGTTGTGAAGCAATCCAGCGACTGCACCCGAGAGAGCAGATCGTGCTCGCAGAGCATCCCATCAGACGACAAGAACACGGAGAGCCATGCGGTTCTCGACCGCGGCATGCCTGTCACGAAGAACGGCTTCATGGTCCCCCTCCCCAGGCCGCCCCAACGTTGGCGCCTCGGACCGCGCCAGTAAGTCCGGCCATCCATGGGTTGACGCTGTTTTGTGCCCAAGCCTGGTTGGCGCCGTAAACGCCGTTTGCGAAGTTGATTCCCTGCTGTCCGGCGTTGGGGTTAACGCCGGGCAAGGATTGGTTCGAAGGCGAGAACGGCACGATTCCAGATTGGGCGCCTGAGAGCTGGGCAAATTGCGCGGTAGGGGTTTCCCCAGTCAAGAAGGACCCTAGATTCCCCAGCCCCTGCTGTTCTCGCCGGTAAGCCACGTCTTCGGGCGAAACGCCGGAAGTGAGGAACGCCAGGGCCTCGGCTTGTCTCTGGGTTCTTTGCGCCTCAGTGGCGTCAGCCAATGCCCCCGCCTCCTCGGATGCCGCCGCGTTCCCCATGAAGTTTCCCCGGGCAACCTGCCCGCCCAGTACGCGCTGTGAGACCTGCTCGGCGCTTCTGGGGTCCAATTCTCCGCCCTTGGCCAGCTCGGCCATGATGATGTCTTGCAGTTCTCTGGCTGCCGGACGATCGGCGGAGCGCGCCTGTTCGAGGTCTCCCTTGATGGAATCCCAGAGGCGCTGCCGCATAGCGAATCCCTCCGGGTCGGCGGCCTGCAGTTCGTCGAGGCGCTGCTGAACGAATTCGGGCCCGAGATCCTCCTGCAGGTCGAGCAGTTGCTGGGCAAGCTGGTCTTGATACTGCGCTTCGTAATCGGCTTGTCCCAGGCCCGTGAAGTCGAAACGGCTCGGAGTCCTGGAACCAGGCAACAACACGTCAACGGGAATACCCAGAGCCGCGGCGGCATCAATCAGCCGGCGCGACGGCAGGGCGGCCAGGTCTTCGCGGATCCCCGCGGCGTAGCCTTTGGACGGATCGGGAGGGTCTTCACCGCAAAGTCCCATCTCGCACCTCCTCTTCTGTCTGAAGTCTGGCGTCGCGCACGATCGAGTTGATCCGCTCGATGTCGTATTCCCGATTCGCGCTGACGATCCGCATGTGTGCCCACCCGCCGGTGAGCCAAGCCACCACGTATACAACCTCGTGCCAGATGCCTTTCACCACGTCGCGAATGTCGCCCGGCGGCATGTTGTTGGAGTCCGCCCACGCGTTCAAACCGCAGAGCATCACCGGAACGAGCATGTTGCTATGCTTCAGGAAAAACGGATTGCCGGAGAGACAGAGTAACCAATCAGCCTCCGCGGCGGCAATGTTCATCGGCGAGATCGCGTGCTTGTCGCTGTCCGCAACGTCGTCAAGGAAGTGAGCACGGGCCGAGAACGCCTGCAGAAAATGCTCCGCGGCGGCGTTGCCGTTGGCGGCCAGGGTGATGAGTTCGGCGCGGTTCATTCGTTTTTCATCGTGTTCATGAATGCCGCGATCGAAATCGCCTTAACCTCGACATAGTGGCTTGTCGTCTCGACGGCGACGAAGCACTCGCGGAATTCCGGTAGTTCGTCCAGCGCCACCGTCACTGGCTCCGGGTTGGCCACAGCCAAGTCAAAAGGCAGGTCAACGGGAAGCTGATTTGTGACCCGAAGAAGTGACTCGGTTTGGCGGCGCTGCTCGACACCGTCCAAGTAAATGACAACGTCCACGTTGCCGGAGGAATTGACGAAGATCACCTCGGCGAAGCTGCCGTCCTTCCAGTTGACTGGCGCGTCAAAGTTCCATGCCTTGGCGCGCAACTCAGTGGGCAACTCGCTGCTGTTTTCCTGGAACGTGGCTTCCAACTCCGAACTCGCGTAATCCTTCCACATGTTCACCTTGCCCGTGGAATCCCCGATTATGAACCGCTCGCCCAGGCTGGCGAATCCGCTCGTACACATGGCTGTGGGCGTCATCCCCAGCCACACCCCGATCCATGCGCCAAGGCGGGAATTCCAGACGAGCACATAATCCGGCTCGGTGGCGGAGTCCAGCGGAATGGCACAAAACAAATAGTGTCGATATTTGTGCAGTACGATCTTGCTGGCCACCGACCAGTTGATGCGGTCGATGTAGGTCTGCATTGGCTGACTGAATGGCGCCGACACTTCCCAAGGGATGCTGCCCTCCTCACTCGGCACACTTGTAATTTTGCGCAGACCATCGCGGGAAAACACCACGAGGAAATCGCCGAATGAAATCATTGCCCGCTTCCCGACGATACCGACCGCATCTGTAAGCCGGCGGATCGGCCAGTTGGCAGCAGTTGCCGCCGTCGGGTCGGTGTTGACCATGTAAATGGAGCGTTCCTTGCCAACGGCCAGCCACCAACCCTTGGCGGAGCACAACGCGGTGATGGCCTGGCCCTCCCCGCGCCCGACTCGGAAAGAAAAGTCGTTGTGATTCCATTGTCCCGTTGACGCGCCAGCAAGGAAGCTGGCGTAAACGGCATCATTGAACGTCGCAATCGCGCCGGCGGCGAACATGCGCTGCGTGTGCCAGCACATCATTGAAGTACCGAGCGGCGGATCCCCGGTTGCGCCCGTGGCGTTGCCAAGTGCAGCACTCCAGGCGGCCCCGGTATAGCTATACCACTGCGTACTTCCGTCGCTGACGTAAAGCAGGTTGTTGCCCTGCGCCATCTCGACGATGGAGCCAAGGCCGCCGGGATACGCGGCAATATTCGTCCACGTCGCGCCGTCCCACTTTCGCAGCGAAGAGGAAACGGCCGCAAATAGGTATTCGAGCGAAGGCGTGTCGAAGTAGGTTAAGACGTCGATGCGGGCCGCCGTCAGTGCCGAGCCGCCAAGGGCGTCGGCTCCCGGCCGAAGGCGCGCGCGCCCGTTGTCCTCGACGAGCATGTTTTCCAGCCGCTGCAGTTGCAGGTCACCGAGGGAAGACGCGTCCATGAACTCGTCGACGCCGCCCCGGAAGTCCTGCTGCCGGCGGACCATCACCTCGTCGTCAAGATTGTCGATCCACTGCATTTTTTACCAGTAACCTTTCCCGTTGAGGTTATCGCCGTAGCTACCCGCTGGAGAATCGACCTCGGGCACCAAGCGGATTTGCGTGTGTTCCTGCCAGACGTGCATGGATTTGAGCTGGCCCAAAAGCGCGGTTGCCTCCGTGAATTTTGCGTTGGCCTTGCCAAGCTGGCGTGCGCGCTCCCACATGTCGCCCTGTCCGAACGCCAGCAGAGCGTTGTCGATGTTTCGCAACTCGGGCAAGTCCCCGTCGTCCTCGAGAGGGATGTGCTTCTTTTTTACCAGTGCGGTTAGGTCGATGTCTTGTGTTGGAGCTGGGATAAGCCGCACGGGGATTCGAAGCGGGAATGCCGTATCGGCTGCCAAACATGTCGCTAGCGTTCGCTCGCCGGCGTCGCTTGTGAGTACGACATCATTCGCACTCTCCTGTTTGGTGACGCGCTCCAAAACGCGACAGTCGCTGGAGACCGGGTCACTTAGAGAGCCTCCCACTGGATAGACGCCGGTGGACTTAATGCGATTGCCGCTGGAGTCAATCACATGTGCTGTCCAAGTCTGGCCAGAGTCCATTTCGAGGATCTCAACGTCATGGAAGGCGTAAGCCGCGGGCAGAATCGCCACGCATGGCGCCAAAGTAGCGAACTGTACAGGCTCTCCACTCTGCGCGAACTGGTCGAGCGATCCCCTCATCAGCAACTCCTGTCCGCTGGGCTGCATTTCCTGAATGCCGGTACGCAGCGCCACGACCTTGTCAACCACGCTCGGCATCATCCAAATAGAATCCCACGACTCGGGCCGATCTGCGCCGGAGCCGAATGGCGGTTCGTAATGATACTCGAAAGTGAACGGAAACAGATAAAGGGAATCGCGCCAAAGGGAATCGTTGTAGATCAACTCGTAACGCTTGGAGAGAAACTCCTTGGCCTTGGTCACGGAGTTGGCGTCAGTCTGCCGGCATTTGCCGCACACGTAGTTGGCCATCTCGGAAAGGGTCATGATTATGATTCCCTCCAGAATTCCAGCGTTGCGTACACTTCGTTGCCGCCCAGGCTGCCGGCTGCCCCCATGCCAGTGGTGGCCACCGTAGTATTGCAGCGGTGCTGAAGTTCAAGCGCCTTCGACGCGGCAATGGTGAAGCGCCCGACGACGATCGCGGTGTTGTATCCCACTCCGCCGAGGGTACAGAACATCGATCGCCCATACTGGATCGTCGTATTGTCGGTCGCGTTGTGCAGCCTGAGCTTGTGGAATGAGCAGCTCGAAGCCGGAGCCTCACCCCGGAAGACGTACGTTCCGGCGCTCAATGTCACCTGATTGGCTGCCAGCGTGCAAATTCCAGAAACGTCCGCAACTTCGGTGTTGAGCGGTCTCGTCTGCCAGGCGCCACTCGTGAACGTTCCGCCATCGGTGCCCGAGGCAACCTCGTGCTGCACGAGCACGTAACCTTGGACGGCTTGCTGGCGGAAGTATGTCGCCAGATCGGAGAGCGTGATCTTTTTGTAATCTCCGTCATAAATTGGAACAGCGTTGGTTCCTGCGGCTGTCGTTAGAGCCGTCGCGCCGTTGACCAGGTTGCCCAGAGTCATCTTGCGGAACGCCCCACCGTTCTCGCGCAGTATCAGTGCGTCCGCTGTGACTGGCGCGGTGTGGGAAACTGCCTGGTTGATGAGGTTCGCCAGCGTGATGCTCTTAACTTCCGTGCCGGCGCTGTCGTAAATGGCGAGCTTGTCTGCGGCAATTGGGGCGGTATGCGCCGCTGCACCGAACAAAAGATTGGCCAGCGTGATCTGCTTGTAGGCGTAGGCTGCCGCCGAGTCGGCCAGCATCAGGGCGTCCGCGGAGACGGGGACTGTTTTGGCCGCGCGTCCAGAGACTAGGCCAGTATGGTCGAAGATTAGCGAAGAGAGCGTCCCCTTTTTGAACGTGGTACCGTCGAAAACCATCAACTCCGTTGCGCTCGTGTTTGGGTTGCTGCCTGCCGACGCCTTGCCGGTGTGAAAGGTGGTATTAACCGTGCCGGCGGCGGCGTTGTTCAGCTTGGTGTGGGTGATGTTCTTTTCACCGCTGGCGAACGTGTAACCTGGAGTGATGTCGGCCATACCTCAAAAGTTGTCGGTTGCCCGCGCCGCGCCCCATGCCTTGCGCGTTTGTTTCACGGAGAACGGGAAGCGCCGGCGAAATTCGCTGGTACCGATTTGCTGCTCGACCGTGCGAAGGCCGTTCATCGCTGCCTGCTCCTGTGACGGCTGGCCTCGTGGGCAGACGGCGATGCGGGACGGCACGGTAACGCGCCCCGGGAAGGCGTCCCTCTCAGAGACGGGCAGCACGCGCACGACGCGCTGCCCGTTCTCCACATATTCGTAAGTCGGCATGTTACTGCCCAGGTATTGCTGGCGGCGGCTCGGGCGGGGTCGGCAAGTCCTCGTTGAGCGCGTCCAGAGACGCAGATATGACCTTGAGCCCGTCGCTGGATTCTTTCAGCGTCTGGGCGTTGGCCTTGAGTGCGACGCCGGCAGCCGAAATTGCGTCGAGCTTTTCGACCACGGCTTGAGGCAGGGTGACATGCGAGCCGCTGAGGGCCCCCACGATTTCCTCCTTGGCCTTGGCCAATTGTGTCCCGACGGCGCCGAGATTGACAGCAAGGTCAGCCTGCCCGTCAACAGTCGCCTTCAAATCGGTTGCAATTGTGTCGAGCTTTGGCCCGAGTTCTTCGATTGTCATAATGATTTCTGCTTTGAGTTTTTGCAGGTCTTCCTTCGTAACCGCTCCAGACCCCGGCCCGCGATTAAAGAGACTGGAGAGAAGGCCCATGGCTTCACCATTTGAGCGTCAGAGTGGGCCCAAGGAACGCCCGACCTGTGGCCGTCCCGTGCTTTCCGTCGCCGTCGATGTCGAAGGCGTAGGCCGCGCGGCCCGCGAGTTCAAAGCTCTTTGACTGCGCCAGCACAAGCGTTAACCCCGTGGCCACTCGCGTGAAAACCGCTTGGGTTTCAAACCCGTAACCAAGCGCCACGCCGGCATCTCCCCGAACGTGTTTGCCCAAACTGCCCGTGTAACGGATGCCGAGGCCAGATCGGTCAACGACAGAGTGCGCGGTGTTGTCGGATTCTCCGAATCCCCAAAGGGAGAAACCCCGGGCCACTTCAAAGAGCACGTTTGCGCCCGCCCCGAGACGCGCCTCGCCGTCCAGACCTTCCCAAGACAGGGTCCCGTACGGCTCAAGTGTTCCGTTGGCCAGAAAAGCTTTTTCCTTAATGACAGTGGGCGGTGGCGTTGACGGCACGTCGCCGGCACGCGCGGCGTAAGCCGCCCCGAGAACGAGGCTAACGAGGGTGAACAATTTGAGCATGTCTTTCATGGTGGTGGTGGTGCTTTCTTTGGTGATGAACTCCGTTTCGCCGTTAAGTGGCGGGACCGGAGCGTTTTTGAGATAGGCGGCAGAAGTCTTGAGGCCGACCAGGCCGCCCAGTACGAGCATAGTTTCCAGGGTGGTTTTCAGTTCGATCCCGAGGTTAAACTTGGTCGGGTGCATGAGCATCAGCGCCAGGCCGGAATCAATGGACCCGAAGAACGCGCCAACGAACGCGGCGATCAACCCCCAGAACCACTGTTTTTGTTTTCGAGTCATAGTCATTTGCCTGACTTTTTTTGTTCCAAGTAAGCTCTGATATTAAGCACCGTCATTCGTTCCGCGTCCTCTGCGCTCCTGGCGTCGGCGGGCGTGTAAAACTTGGGATCGGAGTCTGCCTCAGGAACATTGCCGGCTCGAAAGGGTAGGTGGCCACCGTCACCATTTGCTTTCCTGCGTTCGTCGAGTTCGGCGGCGCGTTTGTCCATATTTTGATCTTCTGCCGCCAGTCCACGAGGTCATAAGAGAAGTCTATGGACGGGGCGGATTCGATCGAAAGATGGACGGGGACAAGATTGACTGGCGGGGTCGGGGCCTTTGGGACAACGAGCGGGACGGAATGCTGACTTTCTCCCAGCATGTTTGACGCGGTGACACTCACCGCACGCGACTGCAGCGGATTCCAGTTCGTAACCGTGAAATAGTTGGTTGTCGTCGTGCCGAGTAGAATCCTGTTCGTTCCGTTGATCTGGAATTCGTAGAACCGATACAGAATGACAGATTCCTCCGCGGGCGAGGCGTTCCATGTGAAGCGCACCGAGTTTGTCTGCGCACAGAGCGGAAGGACAGACAGCAGCATGGCCAGCAAGATTCTCATCGTCGGAGATTCCTCCAGCGGAGAGCGCGGTAGGTGTCAACCGTGACGGGCGGAGCTGCCGCGGAGTACTCGAAAGCGCCGATGTCCCATGTCGAGCCTCGGGTGACGCCGTCGTAATCGTCGGTAAAGCTGGAGTTGCGCTGTATTCCAGCGTCCCGGCACGGAGAACCTGCCTGCAGGTGGAAGTTGCTGGTTGGATTCACCACGAGCGGATCTGAGCCCAGGACACTGTGGGTGTCTCTGGATGCCTGCCAAGTGGCATATGACTGCAGTGATCCTCCCCAGGCGAATTGACCGCTCGTGCTTCGGAAGCAGTTGTAATCTCCGTCGTAGGTGCCACCGGTTTGCTCGACGGAGATCGCGTATTGAAGACCATCGATGATTGTGTTTCGGATGGTAACGCGCCACGTCGTCCCCGATACATCGGGTGTGATCAAAATCCCAGCGGAAGCCGAATTTGCCCCGTCGTTTATGATCGTGTCGTTTTCAATCGTCCAATCGAACCAAAGGAGGGGGTTACTCCCGCCAACGTTGCAAAACGAGCCGGCCATGTTCGCGGCAACAGGGTTTGGGGCAAAAATGTTGTTATACGATTTCCCATGGACCCACGACTCAAAATAGTAGAAAGCCGTCATGGCACCATCGTTCCCGTAAGTCTTTCGCCAATCTCCATCGACCAAGTTATAAGAAAGCACCACGTTGGTGTGGTACTGGTCGCTGGAATCGTTTGGGACGGAGTAGCCATGAACAAGCCCGTCACCGTGAACGCCATCGTCGAGTGCGAGGCCCTCGCCACCGATTTGAGAAGCCCCGTCGTGCAATCGATTCCGTGTGATTAACAGCCCGTCCATGATGACATTGGCCACAGCCGACGCGTTCCAGAGCATCGATGCGACGTGGGAAACGTCGTTGCTAATGAAGTACGGGCCCTGGTAGCGCCCGGCATGGTCATAGTGGAAATACGCCAGTTGCTGGCAGTAGGTCGCGTTAGTGCAGAACAGAAACGTCACATTTGTGCATTCCAGGAAATCAAATGCCGCCTTACTTGAAGCGCCATCGAGAGCGGACTGCCCGTGGTTTATGAAGTTCAAATCAATGAATTTCAGATTGTGCTTGGTCACTGCATTGAGCATCCCACTGGCACGGAACAGGCCACCTCCATCAAATATCGCCTGAGCGTCCGTTCCCGATGGCCAGGTGCGATGACTGCGGTAAACGTCCTCACTGCCGAGTGCTCCGCTGTTTGCAATCGTCCACTGATTTGTCCATGTCTTGCCGCCTCGGAACCAGAAAATGTCTCCGTTCGCATGAGAGTAACTGCCGGCAAAGTTCACCATGCCAGGCGCCCGCTTCCATGGCGTATTCGTGCTCGTCCCGTTGGCGCTGTCGTTGGCCGCGTCGGAGTCGATGAAGTATTCCGCTGCCGCGTCAGCACGGCACACCGCCAGCACGAGCAGCAGCAGCGCGATTAGTTGGCGACGGTAAACGGCCATAGTGGGGAAGTGCTGTCGGTAAAGTCGCCGCCAAGGTCGTCGAAGTAGCAGGCGCCAAACGTCGCCGCACCCGTGGCAGACATGCGCCCAATGAGCACCCAGCGAACGCCGGTATTATCGGCCGTCACTGTGATGGTGGAGCCGATCTGCGTCCCTGCCTCGTTGTAGATTTTGAGTGAGCAAGTCCCGCCCTGAACGAACACCACTTCGAGTCGGTGCCATGTGCTGACGGCAAGGTCCGTCGCGCCAGCCGGGAACGTTGTCCCACGAAGGCGAAGGAACTGGCTGCCGGCGTCCTCCTGGTAGTAAGTTCCGATCACCACGTCGCCAGGGTCGGAAGTGGACGACAGCACCATGTTGCGGAACAGGTCATCCGCGCCGGCTGCCGCTGGAGTTCGGAACCAAAAGCAAAGACTCAGGCCAGACTTGGCCGCACCCATGTCAAATGCCTGGTAACGCGTCCCGGTCTCCGTGTTGAGCAGTTCTGCGGCATGCGTGCCGGAGTGCGCCTGCGCAGTCGAGAAGCGGGAATACTGGCTGTCGGCGGCGCCTCCGGTTTCGGCGTCCCATCCCGACGGATCGCTGTCCACCTCGTAACCGCGTGAGAAGTCCACGGCGTTGTTGCCGGAGGCCGCTGCCGGGTAGCGTCTGCGAAATGGAAGGACGACTTGAGAAACCAGCGCGCGAGATTCCTCATACTCACTCTTTAACCCACCGATGCCACGTTGCGCTTTACGATAGGCCAGTTGCTCGACGGTCAGGCCAAACGGGTCCCACTGCCGCACCCAACCATCCTGCAGCGGTGCTAATTGTTTAGGCGCTGGTTCTGGGGGATGAATGCTCAGCATGCCCAGCAGCCACAAGAAGAGGCCAATAGTAAACCCCCACCACGTCCAAAATGTCCGAATGAATTTCTTCACCATGACGCCGGCTCCGTGGTTGATTCCTTATACTGAATCCAAGCCCCAAGGACGCCATGGCGTCCGCCGTTGTTGTCTTCCGCATGGCCAGGGAGGCGAAGAATTCTGAACCAGACGAGTTGACCGGCAGCCGCTGGGGTATTCCCAACCGTGAGCGATGGCGTTGCCGCAGTAAGCTGAGCCGCACCCGCTGCGCTGCCAACGCCGTTTGTGATGGTCAGTCCAGTCCCCCAGTCGGCATTTGTGACGACAGTCCCGTCCTTGATGGCAGTTGCAGAGACCTGCCAAACATTTGTGACTGTGGCGATATTGTTAGTTCCCCATGTGAACAGCTTCACCTTGATCGTGGAAAGGTCCCACTCCAAAGGCATCGCAAGCGAGAATTGAACGGCTTGGGTGGTTGAGCCGCTGAAAACCCAGTTGTCAACCATGCGGTTAGTCGGAGAGCTTGTCTCGGTTGTTTCCAGTGCGGCCCCGGTAATCGTGCCGCTGCCTGCCGTGTTGCTAATCATTGCGGCGGCTCCGACAAAGATCGTTCGGTAAACCCCGAGGCGGAGATCGTTGCCATTGGTCACGATCCCGACCGCCCCTTGTGCCCCGCCTGCGGTCACCGAGTGAAACTTGAACACCTGACCCGCTGATAGGTCGTTGGAGCGCATCTCAAACTGCAGATTGATCACGTCGTTGGAAGCCGTCGCGTTGGTGCGCGTGGTGAAGGCGTAGCTGCCTCCGTTGTTTCCCCCAGTATTGTTCCCGGTCATCAGCCGGAACGCGCCTGGCAGTCCTGGCACTGAGTTGGTGGCGTCAACGTTCCCGTGGAGGATGTTCTTGGAATAGCTCTGAAACGTGCCGTTGCTTTGGATGAACGTTGAACCAAGCCCATCAAACAAATAAAGCGCGGAGATTCCGCTTCCACGAAGTCCTGCCTGAGCGTCAACGTCCCCGACAAGCTTGCTTCCCAGAAGATTTGTAAAGCCTCTCGTCTGCAGGTTGGTGACGATCGCCGCGTCCTTGATCGCGTTTCCGCTGAATTGGTTCGCGTTACCGCTGAACCGATTGGTGACCCGACTGGCAACGAAGTTTGTGTCATACGCGATGCCCACCCCTGGCTCGGTGGCGAATTCTGGGCCGCGCACCCAAACGTTTGTCCCGAGCGAATTCGTCCAGATGTCCACCAGGGTCAACCCGTTGGTAGCGATGCCAACGGCGAAGCCTCCGATATACCAAGACGCCGGGAACTGAACTAAGTTCGACTCGACGCAAAGGACAACAGTAGAGCCTGGCGAAGCCAAAAGTTCGAGCCGCGTAACGCCGGCTCCCACATATCCCACCACGTTGGTGACGTTCGGAGACGGGATTGACAGGACGTAGCGCCCCGAGTTGGTGGCCACGGCGTTGGTGCCAACCTTCGTCCACGTCTGCGGAACCTCGTAGGTCCCGTTCGAAGACGTGACTTGGCCGATTGCGGCGGCAGTCAGGTTTGTGCTCGCGGCCCCGGTGCTCTGCCACGTTCCCACCCCGTTGGCGTCAGACGTCAAAACCTTGCCCGAGCCCGCCGCGGCGGTCGGGATCGTCACATTGGTGACGATGATAGCAGAGAACCCATTCCCGTCGGCCAATTTACCAAGCGACATTGGAACAGTCGCCGATGGAACGATGATACCGGACTGAACAGTTACAAGAGTCGTATTGTTCGAGCTGACGGTAAACGTCGTCGAGCCCGAGGCCCTCCGCATTGCAATCCCGGAAAGGTTAAATTCGTTACTTACTCCCGATCCACCAATGACGACAGTGCCACTAGCAACAACAACCTGATTATTCGTGCGGTCAAATGTCAGCGTATTCGTGCCGGCCAGCGTGCTGCCGCCCTGGTTGAACTGTATGGCCATGTCGCCACCGCCAGGAGCGGCGCCCCCGGATAACGCAATCGAAACGTTCGTCCCGTTGTCAGTCAGCGCGGCACCTGAACCGGCAACCAGCCCCTTGACGTTGGCGTTAGCGGAATTGCTATGCTGCACCATCCCGACGATTCCCGCGGCTGGATTGGTGAACGCGTTGCGCACGTTGCTGAAATCTCCACCGCTCCCGGTCAAACTGATGAGCAGGTCTACCTTGCTGCCCGTCGTGTCATTGGTTCCGTGGATTGTGGTGCCGGGCCCTGCCCAGAATCCGATCAACGCCTGGCTGCCCACCGTCACGTTCTGCGTTCTCACGCCGAAAGTGTTAGTGCCAGCGCCACCGCTACCACCGCCGCCAGTGTTGATTTGCGCGAGCATGATGGCGCCCGAAGCCACCAAGAGCACAGCCAATAGGACGAGTTTGGTTTTCACAATCCAGCAGAGGTTACCGAGAAGATCGCATCCGCCGCGCCCGCCGTGTAGGTGTCGGCAGTTGTTGAAATGGCGATGAGACACTTGTTTAGCGGCATGCCCGACACCGCGATAGTGAGGTAAAAGTTGTCGGTGGCAGGAATCTTGTGCGAGTGCGTGGGCACCTCGCCGCCCGTCAGGCTGGCCGCCTCATGGATCTGAATGAAGCGCGCGGCTGCGCCTTGGTGGTAGCCCTGCAGAGATAGCAGGACGCACGGGACGCTCGCGATTAGTTTCTGCTGAACGAACCCGCCGGATTTGGTTGTAGCTGAGCGAAGCATAAGTCAGTCACTGCAGGTTGGTGTCGTAAACGATGGTGCCGACCTGCGCCGTTATGTTGGTCGAGCCGCCAGCAGCGGCGCTGGCCTTGTTGACGCGCGCCCCGCCGGTGCCCAAAACCTTGATTGAGTGCGCCTGGGTGGCCTGGATGCCCCACGCAAGGGCCGGCGCCAGCAAGTCAACGTTCTTGAGCCGTGCCGTCGCTGAGCCGTAGAGCGTGAGCGGTCGATTGGTGGCCTGGTTCACCGTCGTGGTGTCGAGCCAGAGATTGTCGATGTAAGCGGTGCAGTTGGTGAGAACTATGCCGTCACCGGAGAGCAATTTCCCGATGCCACCTCGCAGGTGGAGTTCGCCCCCCTGAATCCAGATCCCTCTGGCCATGGCGCCGGCGTCCTCGAAGTGCTGCACGTCGGCGTAGAGCGTGCCGCCAGAGGCCGAAATCTTGAGCCAATTGGAATTGGTGGCCGCGGTGAGTTTCTGAGCCGTCACCCACGCGGTGACGTTGGACCCCGGCGAACTCAGGCTAACGACGGAATCGCCTCCGAAGTTGGACGCCTTTTGGCACGTCAGATAATGGCGCCCGCCCGAATAGGCTGCATAAGCGCTGTACCCTGCGGCCCCGCCGAGTCGCTCGACTAGGTTGGCGGTGATCCATGTGCGGTACTCGTTGCTGTAGCCGACCACGTAAATGGTGGAGAGCCCGCCGTAATTCTGAATGAGCTGGGCAGTCAGGTAAAAATTGTTCGTGGTTCGTGTGCCCAATGTCTGCTCACACCACACCGCGTACCGTGCGGCAGCGCGCACGGTCTGCGCGCGCACAAACATCTCGCCATTGAACCAAACGATCCCGGACGCCGTCGTTGTGGCGTTGCCCTGGTCATTGCCTTCCTCGTCGAAGCCAGCCGCCGCAGTGGTTCCGGCGTATGTGTCGACGATCTCCTTGCAATCCAGATTTACCGTACCGTCGGCAGCATAAACCACCGCGAAGGTGGCAAAGCTCCCGGCGTAACCCGCCTCCATTCGGTCCGCCGTCATCACGATTTTGCTGGTCGGGTTGGTGACGACGAGCAGGCCCGTGACGTTGAAGTTAGTCGGGTCGTGGCTGAAAGACCCCGTGTTGGTGTAACCCGGCAGTCCCACCACGTAATTGAACCGCCCGAAACCGCCGATATAATTGGTCGTCGGACCGCTCGGGCGGTCGTCGAATATACCCCACCCGGGCCCGCGGTTGGGCTCGCGGAAATACACGACGGCGCCCTGCTGGAAGTACCAGTCCACGCCGGGCTTCAGAAGGTTGTTAGCAGTGTAGTTACCTGGGCCCACCACGATCGTGGTTCCCCAAGTCGCGTTTGCGATTGCCTCAACAAGGTTGCCACCGTTCTCGATGTGGATGGTTGCGCCGGAAACACTGTTGGTTAGAGCGCACGCCACCAAGGCCACGCGGAAAAACGCCGCGGATGACTTCGGCACGTGCATGCGGGTTAGCGCGCGCCAGGGCCCGAGCGGCGATTCGGCCTGTTCAACGGTCAAGTCCATCTGCGGTTGACCGCGGGCCACGAGCAAGCCCAGCAGGAACTTCCCGAAAGCGAAAATCGATTTCTTCATTTTAGTAACCCATCCCTTCGGATGCCTCGGCCATCATTTTGTCAATGGATTCGGGCGTGTCCTCGCCCGCCAAAGCGCCCTCGGGCTTGTTGCCGGCGATGGGTTCCCCGTTGGCGGTGTCGGGTGTCAGATACACCTGGCCGTTCTCCACGCGGGAGACTTTGCCCGAAACGGTTACCTCTACCGTGTCGCCAACAGCCGGCTCCACCGCCTCTTGGCTCTCGTCGTCGCCGTGCGCCGCGACGGAAGAAGTAGGCACGCACAATTCGTTGTTGGTCATCATGGTGAGATTTGGTTGAGGGTTTGGCCGGACGGGGTTTTGCGCCCCGTCCAGCCTGGTTCCTCGAATACGGCTTAGATGAACGTGGATTTGCTGCGGCCAACGACGATGTTCGCGGAGTCCAATCCCATCGCCATGTAGTAGGCTTTCCAGCCAGCCACAACGAACTGGTTGAGCGGGTCCGACTTGTCGGCCTTGTCGTTGATGAAGAACTGAGGCTTGAGCGGGCTCTTGGTGCCCGAGAGCTTCGGAGCACCGTAGGCGCCGGCGCCAAGGAACAGAGTCGAGAAGATCAACCCGTCGGCGTTGTCGTCGACGCTGTCAAACGTCCCATAGGTCTCGTCCTCGATGAACGGATTTGTGGCTTCCACGAAAATGAAGCCGTCGATCTCGCCGATCTCGCGGCGGTAGACGCCGTTGTTTCCGCGTCCCTGGAACGCGTTCTTGTAATCGGTGTCCCTCACGAGGTCGTGCTGAACAGCCGGCGGAAGGACACACACATAGCGCCCGGCCTTTAGCTTGGGCGTCTTGTTGGTCCGCAACCGGGTGCCGGCGGCCAGCACAAAGAGGCGTGTGGCTAGGCCGTTGGCCTGCGTCAACCCGGACAGCGTCGTAAAGTTCGTCGCGCTCGTGCCGGAATTGATGATGGTTCCAGCACCCGTAACGAACAACTCGCAGCCGTTAGTCCCATTGCTGCCGTGAGTAAGCGGAGTTGTTGCTCCGTCGGGGTGCGTGCTGCCCTGGATGGCATTGCGGCAAACCGTGTCGTAGTGCAACGCGGCATCCCGGCCCATCAAATCAATGTTCTGTTTGAGAGGCTGATAGGCGTCGATCATCGACACGACATCCGAGATTTTCGTGGCGGCGCCGAACTGCTTCAGCGTCGCGTCAACCTTCGTCCAGTCGTTCTCCCGGAAGTTGGTGATCGGCGTGCTTTCGGTCAGGGCATGCACAACGTCGGTAACCGTGGGCGCTGCATAGAGCCCGGGCGTAGCGGAAAACTGGCCGGCGCCGCCGCCCGCCTTGGCCGGTTTGAAGAAACGGATCGTGCGCGCACTGGCGTGCATCGGCAGATCCTCCTGTTTGGCGAACTGGTCCAAGACCAACTCGTCCTCCTGCACTACAAGCAGGCGTTTGGAAAAAAAGGTTGTAAGCCTGTCGGCTACTGAAGCCGGATTACTGGTTGTTGTTGCTGCCATACTCGGGATCTCCCCGAGCGTCAGGCGGCTGCAATTTCCCTATCGAGTTGGCGCTCCATTTCGTCGACACCCAGCTCCGAGAATGAGCGTTCTCCTCGGGCGTCGATGCCTGACGTTGGAATGCCAGCCGACGGCAGGGAAGTCAGAGCCTGAAGCTCATTAACTTTTGCCGTCAGCGTTTCGACCTGCTTCAACAATTCGGGCACGCGGGCCGCCTCCTTTTGGATGGTGGGCAACTGCGCGGCCTGTGCCTGTGCGACTACCAATGACGCGGCAAGGTAAGGGCCCTGCGCGTAATCCAGAATCTGCGGGTGCGTTCGGAACAACTGCTGCAACGCTTTGTTTTCGGGCTTGGACTGGTCAACGATTGAGGGGAACTCCTGCTTGGCCTTGGCCCACGACTGCCGCTGGGCTTCCTGCGCTGCCGCCTCATTGGCCTGGCTGGCCGGAGCTGCTGCGGGCGCTTGCGGCGCGCCGCCATTCCTGCGCTGTTCGGCTGCCCGCTGACGGGCGGCTTTGGCGTGCTCGCGGGCCTTGTCGGCGGCGTCGAAGTTGCCGGCCACTTCCGCATCGTCGGCTTGCGCCTCGAATTGGGTGGCGGCTTCCTCGTATTCCTGGGCGGTGAACCGCGGGCGCTGCGCTGCTGCTTGCGCCTGGCGTTGCTGCGCGGATTGGCCGCGCATGCGCTCAAGTTCGGCCCGCTCGCCCTCGAGTTTGGCCTGCAGGGAGTCAAGCTCCACTTTCCTCTCGTTGATCTCTTTCCATGCCCGAGATGCTCGCTCTCTGGCTTTCTGGTATCGCGTCGGCTCAGGCCGGCCCGAGTCACCCTCTGTCGCTGCCTGCTCGTCTGCCTTCGCCGGTTTCTCCGGCGTTGCAGAATCGGCAGGCTTGGCGGCGGTAGGTGCGGGCCGAGTGCCTGAATTGTCTTGGCTGTCTGACGCTGACAAGCCCTCCAGCGGATCACCGATTTTCTCGAACTTCAGCGGCTTGCCGGCGGGGTCGGCTTTACCCCCGCTCGCAGAAAACCGGCCTTTGGCGTCCCTCGTCGAGTTGGCTTCCGCTTCGTCAGCGGCGATCATCTCTTCGAGTTGCGCCATTTCCGGGTCTGCGTTTTGCGCTGTGTTCGTGTCCATCGATTGCTTTCGGGCAGTTTATGGAGCGAGTCGTTCAGCAAGATCATCAGCTCCGACATGGTTCTTGCTGGAGTCGTCAGGATGCGGCGTGACGTTCGCCGAAAGGGATTCGAGCATTGCGCACGCGGAGCGGAAGCCCGCGGCGTAGCCTGCGTTGTAGGCGCAACCACTCGGGCGACACACCGCCGAGGCGTTCACCGTTTGTTCCTGGTAGCGCATGAGCAGGACGAGCTTTTGGCCGGCGCTCTGGTTGCGAAAGAAGTTGCCAAGGGCACCCTGGTCGCGGTCGGTCCATGCCGGAACCTCAGAGGGACAAAGCGGCATGCGCCCGGCGAAGATGCGGACCGCGCGAAGCCAATGGAGCAGGCTTGTCATACCGCCATTCCCTCCATGTCAGGCGCTCCCATTCCCATTCCCATCCCCTGCCCGGGTCCCATCGAAGTCCCAGGCAAGGGTGGGGGTGGCGTTCCTGGCATTGCTGCACCGTCCGGGCTCGGAGTCAAGTCGAGCGCGGAAATTGCTTGCACGAACTGCTTGGCCACGTCCGGGTTCTCCTGCTTAAGCATCTGGATATGCGCGGCCATGTGCTCCTGGAGACGCTGACGGGCAATTGGGTCAACTGGCGCCCCGACGGCTGAAAGTTGCTGCAGTTTGCCGGCAATGAGGCGGATCCGTAGTTGGTGGTCCTCGCCGGGGGACACTGCAGCGGGGTAACCGCTCATGAGCAGAATGATCTCGACGGCTTCGTCTTCGGACTCATTGGCCTGCTTTGCGCTGGTCGTGATGAACAGGCGCTTAATGAGGCGCGGATCGTCCTCTTCGAGAATCGATTTAACCAACTCCTCTTGGTTGATGTTGGGGTGGCCGCGGAACATCTGGAACCGCGAGACGGCCCGCTGAAGGCGTTGCTGCCTGTTCCATTGGTCGGGCGAACCGTTGGGGGCAATCAGGTAATTATCGTGCCGCGCCTGGGCGGGCAGAACTTTGCGCGTCTCGGCCGCAAAATAGGATAGCTCCTCACCCCCGTACATTACCCAAAGCGCCCAGCTCAGGCGGTAGGCGTCGGCCAGCGAGCGGGCCGCGATGCGCCCGCGGTATTGAATGCCCTGCCCCGAAAACGAGGCAACATAGTTCATTTCCGTGGCGGTCTTGCTCTCCCCTGTGCCCTGGTCGCTGGCGCCGAAGTCTGGCACCTGAATGTTTTCCTGGGCAATCAACCGCGTGTTGTTGATCTCTTCGTCGAGGGAAATCGGGGGACGCGGCATCTCGACCGCCTTGATCCCCGGAATGAAATCGCCGGGGCGAAATCGGATGTTGTTGGTGTTGGCCAGTGGATTGTCAGCCGTGAACAGCGGTTTCGTGACGAACTCCATGGAATCCGCCTTAGTGTTCCAGCACTTATTTGCATAAGCCTCGTACGGCGCCAATCGTTCACACACACCGCGCGGCGCGTAGTATCCGCGGTCTTTGACTTCGAACTGGAAACTGACGAAAGGCTGCAGCGGCTTGCCCTGGAATTTGTAGGGGCATCGAAACGGCTTGCGAACCGGCGCATCGGGTTCGCTTGGGGAAAACGTGTGAATAATCCACCCTTGGGCATCGCGGACGTAGACCTCGAATAGGATGATGATGGAATCGTCATCGCTGTAGGTGATGCCCTCCCGCTGGGATTTTTCCTGCTCTTTGCCGCCGGCGTCGAGCTTGTCCTCCTGGCCGCCTTTGATGCGCGCGATGAAGGATGGATCCTGGTTGTAAGTGGACTCCATCTCGTAATCCACTATAGACAATTGCTTTACGTGGCAGAGCCAGGGGGCTTTGTTAAGAGTCGTCGTGCTCTTTGGGACGATGAAGAACATCGGATCCACCGACTCGTATTCGACTGCCTTTTCCTGCGGATCCCACCGGCCTTTCATGGTGGTGCGCCCAGACATGAGCATGGCGTCAAAGGTGGCGTCCAACTCCTGCTCAAAATTCGTCCGGTTGCGCGTGAGCCAGTCAAAAGCTTGCTCGGCTGCCCCCTGCGCCTCGCCCAGTTGTGGGCTCATTGGGGTAAATGTGGCCAGCAACTGGGTACCGAAAGCGGAGTTGAGGTAAAACGGCTTGAACTTGTCGATCGCCGTGTCGGCCATCGGATAGTGCAGGTCGGCGGCGCCCTCGAACGGCTTGCGCCGGCGCGGAATGCCGTCGTGGCGCATCTGGTACCAGAGACGTTGCCGCGTCTCCCACGTCTGGCGATCCCCGATTGCCTCGAGGATTTTGCTATGCAAGTTCCGGGACACCG